ATCCCACTGAGAAGAGTTTGCTACTGCATTAGTAAGTTGAGTTGATGTTGCATACGAGGAGAGATCTGGTGGAGTGTATGTAAATTCTCCGTTACCACCGTTGAATGATAAATTACCACCGCCACTAGCATTGGCTACAGTTACAGAATTTTGTGGAGGTATAACTGGTTTGTTTAAAATTGAAGCAATGCCACCAACAGCATTCCAATCTGAATTAACCTGTGCTGCAGGTATATTTGGTAGATTAGTAAGACTATTATAACTTCTATCAAAAGCATCTATCCATGCTATAGATGAACCAGTGGAAGATAGCAGTTGTCCAGAAGATCCAGCAGCACCTCCTGCTTGTATTGGTTTACCAGCAGGGATATTTACACCCTCCTTTACCTCTACGGGAGAATTGTCCCCATAATTAGCAATTTGATTTGCAAGAATCTTTGACATACTTCCAGTCCTGAAGACATTATTTCTAAGCTAGAAGTATTTATTAAACATAAAAAAAGGAGGTGTTAAACCTCCCTTTCTAAATCAACATATGTTAAACCCGTTTTACTTCCAAAGGAACCTGATGGGAAGGTGTTAAAAGAAAGACTATATCTATCAACACCAGTATTTACTGGCACACAATGTGGAATATAACTAGGAAATAATACTAATACCCTCGGTTGTGAAGGATACTTGAATGATGAATTAGTATATTCGTTGTATGGATCAGCAACACTCTTCTTAAATTCTAAATCAAAAGAATCCTTCTGGTTATTAAAGAATTTAATTGGTGCTTTGTCTTGACTTGACTGTAAAAAGAATACCCCACTCAGAATACTGTTAGGGTGATAGTGATAATGGTGCTCTTGTCCCAGTTTATTGCGGTTTACCCAAGACTGTGTGACACGAAGTTCCTGATCAGAAACGAAGATTTTATCAGTATACTCTTTAACACAGTCTTTGATAAACTCATTAAGATTACAAAGAATATTGTTCTTGAGAACAAATGTGTCTACAGACTTTTCGTTGTCTTGACACCTTCTTATGTTGGTTCTATATTGTAATCCCTTTATATAGTTAACGATGTCATCAAAATCCTCATGGGGATATAATGCAGTCATTAAAGGTGGGACAGAGAACATTACACTGAAGTTGTTCTCGTATTTCATCTATAAATTTAATTCAATATCATTAGTAAGATCTACAGAACCTTCTGGTGTGGGGAAACTAATAATATCTGCATTACCAGTATCGATTTTAATATCACCGATACTAGCAGTGTCATTTATGTAATCAGAATTGAATACGAGATCATTAGTGAAATCATAATCAATATTATTTGATTTAAGTTCCTTAACAGTCTTGAGAAGATCAAACAGTCCTGAAAGAGTTCCATCTTTCTTTTCTGCTAACGCTTCTACTAGTGCCTGACGAATAGATTCTTCAGCACTTTCAAGATGAGATTGTATCGACATAGTTTTCGTTTTTTACGGAATCGGATTTGTTAGGATAAGCACCCACTTCAGGGTCTGGGTCTAACCACTTAGTGTACTCAGGATCTTCAAGACAGCAATCTAATTGTATCTGACTATCAAGATAGTACATTGTTTGGTACTTGCTAGTTACCTCATTGTATTTTAATATACGATAGTCTGGTAAACCATTGATATCAAGGGTTCCACACTGAACGTAACGATAGGGGAATCTTTCAAAGATTAGAGTTGCGGTCATGAGTTTTTTTGTTTACCTTGTAATTGTAGCACCCCATCTACCTCTTGGGAAGGGGGTGTGCCACTTTCTTTACTGACCATCCTAGAAGACCAGAGACCAACAGCAATCAAAGCAACATAAAACAAGGTATCATCTATCATAACAAGGAAAAATATAATACTACCACCTAATCTAAACCATTCAGGTAGAACGTGTGATAGTCCTTCTCCAAACTTGCGAAAGAGTCTTTCAAACTTAAAGTATAAAAGAATGAAAGCAGTGACTACAAACTCACTGTAAGGTACTACAAAGTATGAAGAAAGAAATATAAAGAGAGGCCAGTAATGCCTCTCAGGTATCCTTTTGATTAATGAAACATACCTTTTTATAATATTATTCATTAATCATATGTCGCAAGGGTTTTTGAATTTTTCAATGTCAGTGGCAATATATTTTTCACCACTTTCTTTTTTAATAAGGAAGTCCTCACCATGTTCTATACGTGTAGTATATTTGGCTAGGTCTCCTTTAAATTCTGCCTCAGTTAATTCAATCATGTCATGCAACAATTTTATTTTCTTGTAAATATTCAATTGCCTCTCGGCAACCACCTAATTTTTGACTATTCACCACAATTTGTGGAAATGTAGAACCTTCACCAAACTCAGAAATGAACTGCTCTTTGGTAAAGTCTTTTTCTAGTTCGTAAACAACATGTTTTAGTTCTTCGTATTCAATGATTGCGATAAATTTTTCGCAATAGGGGCATCCCTTTTTAGAGTATACGGTAAATGTCATTGACTGCTCATCTCCTTAAAATCGTTGCTGAATATTTCTAACCCTTCACGGGTTAGTACACTATCATACATCTTATCAAAGGTGCTAGGAGGTAGTGTAACTATATCAGCACCCGCAAGAAGGCACCTAGAAACATGATGAGCATCTCTTAATGATGCTGCTAAGACCTTAGTCTCTACTCCATGCTGTTTATATAGTCCAGCGATAGAACGCACAAGTTCAACACCACTAAGAGAGTTATCATTCATACGACCCACGAATGGTGAAATCATAGTAGCACCAGAAAGACCTGCCATTACTGCTTGAGCAGCAGTGAAACACAATGTTACATTGGTTGGTACATTATTCTCTGCACAATGAGTAACGAACTTAAGACCTTCTCTTGTACAAGGAATTTTTAATGTAACTGAAGGATGACCGAGATAGAAATCACCCATATTACGCATGAAATCATCATAAGTTTCACCAGAGAGTTCTAAAGAAAGAGATTCAATTTCTGGAAACTCCTCTAGGATTGAAGTGGCAAGATCTATGTACCTACCACCTGCTTTACGCACAAGAGTTGGGTTAGTAGTTACACCAGTAATAATACCAGTGTCCCAACGCTCACGAATCTCATTAATGTCTGCTGTATCTAAAAATATTTTCATGTTAAGTTGCTGTGTTCATTTAAAGGTTCCATTTTTATGAACTGTTCGTTCATATTATAGTACAGTTTATAATTTCTAGTGTTAACCCAGTACCCAACGATGTCGGAACCATCACAATGGTAACCATACCCCGTGACTGGTTCAATAACACCATCTATACGAAAACCCTTACTACTACCATGTTTGATGTAGGATTCAAATTTTTCTTCTAGGTTAATCATCTCTCCTCAAAGGTCAATTTCACGTCAGATCCAATAACTTTCGGATCCTCCACCCAATCTTTTTTTCCATTGGGTAGCTAGATTATACATCACTTTATGAATATTGTCAACATCTACTTTTTCTTCTCTTAAAGGTATCAAAATATTATCTCTTTCCAATTCAGCAAGCATATATTTTTGTTGTTCTTCTGAAAGAACAGCAGGACCAAACCAAGGATCATATTTTAAATACTTTGGTGCAGGAAAACTCATATGAGGTTCAGTCATTTTTAATATATATGAAATTTTTAATCACAAGTAAAATAATCTTTACGATAGTACCTTCCTAGTATATTAGAATTATAATATGCTGGTTCTCCATTGTCAAGTGCCTCAGTTAGAACGTCATGAAGGAAGAGTTGTCTTGTTTCTTCATAATTGACTCTTCCTGGGGTGGTATGGAGGGATAAGATTTCTCTTCTGAACGCTGAGTCTCCAAGTATTTTTCTATCTGCTTTAAGCTCTTCAGAACTTCCATAGTAGTTCTTCCAGTTGCTCTCACTTGTAACTCTTCTCCGCTTTTTAGTTGAATTATTACTTCTAGGCTTTCGTTTCTGCCAGAAATACTTTCTTCCGATGTAGCAACGGTTGGTTGTTTGACAGGTAATTTTATAAACAAAACCATAGTAGTCCCCAAGATCAGTCCCAGTAAAAATGGTACCCATATATTGCCAGGGATTTGGATATTCTTCAACATCCTTTTGTACATCATCTTTCTGTGCCACTGTTGCATCATATCTTCACCTTATTTATGGCTCGTCAAATAAGACCTGATTGATATAATTCTCTGCCCACTTGTCACCAAAATAATTGGTAAGAATCTTTCTAGTTTTGTCGTTCTTCTTCTGATTTGTACAATAGTTTATCTGTGCTTCATTTCTTTGTTCTGCTCCATTGTAATCAATAGTAGATTTCCACACAGCACCCACAAATGCATCTAGATACTGGTCAACTACCTTACAAAATGTGCTTTTATCTTCATCGGTTTCCAATCTAGCAAACTTACAGTAAGGAGAGAAGATCTCACCCCATGCAGGTATATCTCTGTTGTGTTTAAAACTATGCATCCTGCTAATATCCTCTATCTCTTCATAGATTGGGTGTTCTAGGTCACCTACAGGAGAAATATCTGTGATAGCAGCAGTAACAATGTTCCTATTAGATACAATATCAGCACCAAAAATAGGTAGATCGAAGTCTGGATCAGGATACCAGATACAATGAATGATATCTAGTGCTCCTAGATTAGCAATTTCCATATGTACCTTACGTAATCCAGTACACATGTGCATTTCATTCTCAATGACTAGATTGCCATCTTCTGTTTCTTTGTAGACTTCTTTAAACTTATCAGCAACATCCATTTCCTCTATGTTAGGTAGAGTTTTTTGATGCTTGCGGATAATATCGGATAAATCTTTAATCATTTTTAAGCATAACTGAAAAAGAATTCTTTAATTAGAGTATGAGCCTCTTCTTTGCCAAATCTATTAGACAAATACCCTGAGATAGGGTCAAGTCTTATCATATACTTGTCAAAGTCTATGTACTCTGATGTGTCAGTACCAGTTGGTTGACTCTCATTCAACATATTTTTATAAAACCTCAGATATTTTTCAAACAATGGTAAGTATTCATCTACTTCATCAGGTTGACAATATCTAACAATAAGGTTGTCTGAAAAATGATTACCTGCTTCAAAGAACCTATAGGTTCCTTCTACTTTAGGTAATTCTGGTGTATAAAATAGGTATTTTTCCACAGGATGTTGAAAATCAAACACAATGACAACTCTCTTGTCACTCATTCCCATGAGATCCATACCAAAACAGGGTAAATTAGATCCTGTCTTAGGGTATATTA